GTAAAATAGCTTGACTTCTATAAATAGATGTGTTATAATAGTCATATTACATTAAATAAATGAAAAGAGGATTTTAGATTATGCAGCTTACAGAGCAAACATTGAATGTGCTGAAGAACTATAGCACCATCCATCCAAACATTGTTATTGAAAAGGGAAATATCCTGAAAACAGTGAGTCATGCCAAGAACATTCTGGCAATAAGCACTGTCTCCACGACATTCCCAACTAAATTGGGCATCTATGACCTATCAGAGTTTCTAAATGCTATAAGCATGATAGACTCACCTGAGTTTTCTTTTAAGGAAGGCGAGTCTGTTATTATTAAGAGTGCTGATAATACTCAGTCAATCGAATACTTTTTGTCTGATGAATCAATTCTTACGACTCCGATGCGGGATATTGATATGCCTGAAACGGAATTGGAATTTGATTTATCTGATGATCAAATGTCAAAGATTCGTAAAGCATCATCTACATTTAGTTCTGATACACTTGTAATCACACCTGATAATGGGGAACTAGTTCTCTCGGTAATCGATATTGAGGACAAAACATCAAACTCGTATTCATTTAGGGTCAGTCCAAGTAAATGTCCAGAAAATGATTTTAGATATATTTTTAATATTTCTAATTTCAAATTTGTCTCTGGAGACCTGGGAGTATCAATTTCATCTCAATTGATTGGCGAATTCGTAGTCAAGGGAACTGAATCAAAATATTGGGTTGCTCTTGAGAAAACATCTACATTTAAAAAATAGGAAATTAATCATGGCTACAAAAGAAACGACTACAGAAAAATCATCCGCCGAGGAATCTTCAACCTCTGTTCAATTGGGTATAAATGAATTGGTAGGTGCAGTAAAAATCATTGATATCTGTTCAGAAAGAGGTGCCTTTAAGGGACCAGAACTCGCAGAGGTCGGTGCCCTTCGTGGTAGGTTTGCAGATTTTATTAGAGCAAATCAACCAGCAGAAGAGGTGGTGGTTCCTGAAGAAGTAGGAACAGTGCAATAATGTCGGATTATTTCGATTTTGGATTCACCGCAGTTGATGAAGATGAACTTGCTTCGGTGCGGGAACTCAAATCATCTCTTGAAGCAGGCGAAACAGATGCAGAAGCAAAGGGCGAAAAATTGAATGCTCTTTATAATGCTATTCTCCCACTTCTAGGCAATCTTAAAAAGAATCCTGAGAAGGATTACATTTATTGGCCCAATCGGGTCGCAAAAGTTGAGGAATTTGAAGAAATAATTTCGAATATCATAAAATAAAATTGAGAGAGTAAACTATATAATGAATTATAATGAGAGTGAATTTTTGTGGGTCGAGAAATATCGTCCACAAACTGTAAGTGATACAATCCTTCCATCTGCGTTATCCTCAGTTTTTTCTAATATCATTAGTACTGGTGAATTGCCTAATATGCTCTTCACTGGTTCTGCTGGCGTTGGAAAAACTACTGTGGCAAAGGCACTGTGTGTAGAGATGAATCTTGATTACATTATGATCAATGGTTCTGATGAGGGGCGACAGATTGAAAATATGAGAGGGAAGATTCGTCAGTTTGCTTCCTCTGTATCCTTACAGGGAGGATACAAAGTGGTAATTCTTGATGAGGCAGATTATTTAAATCCTCAATCAGTGCAGCCAGCATTGCGTGGTTTCATAGAGGAGTTCAGTAATAATTGTCGATTCATAATGACCTGTAATTTCAAAAATCGAATCATCGAACCATTACATTCCCGATGTTCGAATATCGATTTCAATATTCCCAAGAAGCAGAAACCTAAGATGGCACAGTCATTTTATATGCGTGTCCTAGAAATTTTGGGTAATGAGGGTGTGATAGTTGATGCCAAGGTAATGGCACCTCTGGTTCAAAAATATTTCCCAGACTTTCGTCGTGTTTTAAATGAATGCCAGAAATATGCTATTGCCAGTGGCGGTAAGATTGATGCTGGTATTCTCAGTGAGGTTGGAGATGTAGAGATTTCTGACTTGATGGAATATTTGAAGACCAAGGATTTTGGACAAATGCGAAAGTGGGTAGTCAATAATACTGATATTGATTCACCTGTTATCATGCGGAAGATATATGATACATTAACAGAGTATGTTAGACCTCAAACGATTCCTGGTATTATTCTTATTCTGGCAGACTATCAATTCAAGGATTCGTTTGTGGCAGATAAAGAACTAAATATGGTAGCATGTCTCACAGAGATCATGAGTGCATATGAATCCATTTGATTATGTAAGTTCGATCACCTTTAAGAAGAAAGATATCATGGTAGATGATATTACTGAATTTGCTTATGAACCATTTCTCACCAATCGTTCATTATCTTACTTCCATGATACTGTTCTCTGGGCAAATGAAATGAATATCAATCAGCACATTGATAATAGATTGCAATATCATTTTTTGATAAATAGCATCAAGAAGAGGAAGCGCTTTTCGCCATGGGCAAAACCCGATAATAATGATGCTACACAGGCTGTGATGGAATATTATAATTATTCTGAAGATAAAGCAAAATCTGTTATGTCAATATTGGGTGATGATGAGATAAATATAATAAAATTAAAGGTGAGCAAAGGTGGAAGAAAATAATAATGAACTTGTCGATTGGACACCTAATATAATGCTAGAGGTTCGGCTAAACGAACCTGACGATTTTTTAAAAGTAAAGGAGACACTGACCAGGATAGGCATACCAAGCAATCCTGCAAAGGGAAACATACTTTCCCAGTCATGTCATATTTTACATAAACAGGGCAGATATTTCATTGTGCATTTTAAGGAATTGTTTATCCTTGATGGCAAACCAAATAATCTGCTATATAATGATATACAGAGGCGCAATACAATTGGCACTCTGTTATCAGACTGGGGTTTGGTTACTATAATTGATAAAACCCTATGCGAAGATAAAGCACCACTGAAGCAAATTAAGATTATTCCATTTGCTGATAAACGAAACTGGACTTTATCACCCAAGTACAATATAGGTAATGTAAGAAGATACAATTAGTCTATATTGTGATAAATAGTATCCGCCGAAAGGGGATACGAAAACTGTGCTCTAAGGAGGCAAATATATGAAAACAATTAACTTTCCCCGTCACCCAATGTTCATTGGTTTTGACTCAATGTTTAATGAGTTTGAAAGGTTAGGCCAGCAGGCCGATTCTGGATATCCTCCCTACAACATTACCAAAGTGTCTGAAGACAAGACTATTATTGAATTAGCAGTCGCTGGATTCAGCCGCTCGATGGTTAATATTGAAGTCAAAGAAGGAACATTGTCGATCAGTGGCGACGATGATAAAAAGAGGGATGTTGAATATATCCATAAGGGTATTTCTTCCCGCAAATTTCGAAGGGAATTTAAACTCTCGGAATATACTGTTGTGGATCGGGCATCCATGGTTGATGGTATTCTTTATGTCGAGTTGGTTCAGGAGTTGCCTGAATCGATGAAAGCACGAAAGATTCCTATTGATACCAGAGGAGTTCATTCGGAAGCAGAATTATTGACTGAGTAATTTTTATAGGGGGGAGGGGGAAAGGCAGAAGTGTCTCTCCCCCCCTTCATTTTTATGGAGTTGTTATGAAAGAAATAAAAATCGTAAGATTGAGTTCTGGTGAAGAACTTTTATGCAAATATGATGGTAAAATTGTTTATGATCCTGTGATAATTATTCCTGGTGGCGAGGGGAAGATTTCATTCTATCCCTATATGCCCTATGCCGATGTTACCGAATTAAAGATTTCTCGGAAATTTATAATGTTTGTTGTTGATCCAGTTGATGAAATGGCAGAAAAATATAAAATGCAAATTGGTGAAATTTTTATGCCAGATTCCGAGATTATTTCGTAAAAAGCTTGACATTCGTTCCATTTGATGTTATAATTACACTATGACAAATTTTTACACTTCTGTTGATAGATGGGGAAATGACATCCTCTATCGTGGTATTGAGGGTGGTAAATCTGTAAAGAAAAGGATTTCTTTTCGACCATCTTTGTTCCTGCCTGATCCAAAAGGAAAATTCAAATCCCTGAAGGGACAACCCCTGACAGAATACGTTTTGTCAGATATGCGTGAAGCCAAGAAGTTTCTGGCAACATATTCTGATAGCATAGAGGTTCATGGGAACACGAATTATGTATCACAATATCTTCTTCAAAAATATCCAGATAAAATATCATGGATCAGAGAAAAAGTCAATGTAACTTCTATTGATATTGAGGTTGCCAGTGACAATGGATTCCCTGATCCAGATGAAGCTGCACATGAGGTAATCTCGATTGCCATGAAATCATCTGTGGACAATACATATTATGTCTGGGGTCTTGGGGATTACGATACAGAAAAAACAATACATTCAGAACTGAATATTGAATATGTTCGCTGTTATGATGAAAGGGATTTACTTCTCAAATTCCTGGGGCACTGGACAGCACCACAATTTGTTCCTGATGTGATTACTGGATGGAATGTAAAATTCTTTGATATTCCATATCTAGTAAATCGTATGAATCGGGTTCTTCGTCCAGGTGAAGTGAAACGATTATCACCTTGGAATAAAATCAATTCCCGTGAAGTAAACATCATGGGACGTAAGAATAATTATTACGAGTTGGTTGGAATCCAGACGCTCGATTACATGGATCTGTATAGAAAGTTCACTTATACGCAAAGAGAATCCTATAAATTAGATTTCATTGCTCATGCAGAATTGGGTGAAAGAAAACTTAGTTACGAAGAGCATGGTTCTCTTCACTCCCTATATAAGAACGATTATCAAAAGTTCATTGATTACAATATCAAGGACGTAGAGTTAATCGAACGATTAGAAGACAAAATGGGTCTTGTCACCCTGTGCATGACGATTGCATATAAAGCAGGTGTGAATTATAATGACGCATTTGGAACCACAAATATCTGGGATACATTTATTTACAGGGTACTGGCAGAAGATAATATAATTCCTCCACCAAAAATAGAACAGAAAAAGTCAGAATATCCTGGCGGATATGTGAAGGTTCCTAAGATTGGTAAGCATGAGTGGGTAGTATCATTTGACTTGAACTCTCTGTATCCTCACCTTATCATGCAGTATAATATGTCACCAGAAACCATTTTAGACCAAAGGACAAGTGGGGTGAATGTAGATAATTGTCTTAGTAAAACAAGACCACAATCTGCTCTTCCTGGAACTGCAATGGCTTCTAATGGAACTCATTATACCAAGAAAAAGAGAGGTGTAATCCCGTCTATTATTGATACACTTTACTCAGAGAGGAAAGTTATCAAGAATGATATGTTGAAATTAAAACAGGAATATCAGGGGAATAAATCATATAGATTAGAGAAGAAAATTAGTACTCTTAATAACCAACAATTAGCAATTAAGATTCTGATGAACTCATTATATGGTGCCTTGGGCAACAGGTGGTTCAGGTATTATGATTTGAGAGTAGCAGAAGGAATCACTCTATCAGGGCAAATGGCAATCCGATGGGCAGAGAATGCCATGAATACTTTTATGAATAAGATTGTCGAATCGTCGGATACTGATTATGTTATTGCAATTGATACCGATTCGTTATATGTCAACTTTGCTCCCTTGGTAAAGAAGTTGAATCTTAATAAGGACAATACAGTAGGAATAATTGATAAGGTATGTCAGGAGCAATTCGTTCCTATGTTCCAGAAGTCATATGAAGAAATGGCAGTTTATACAGATGCCTATGAAAATAAGATGGTAATGGAGAGAGAAGTTATCGCAGATGTAGGAATCTGGACTGCCAAGAAAAGATATATCCTGAATGTGCATAACTCTGAGGGTGTTCAGTATGATAAACCAGAACTAAAAATCATGGGCATTGAGGCAGTAAAGTCAAGTACACCAGAGATATGTCGTGATGCCCTAAAGAATCTTTTCAGGGTTATTGTATCTTCTGATGAAAAGGAGACCCAGGAATCCATACAGATGTTCAAGGAATATT